CAGATAAGCCTACAACAGTAGCCACGGCACAACAAATCGCCATGGAAAACCTCAGAAAACCTAGTGTTCAGTTATATCTTGATAAACACATAGATAAAGCTAAGAACAGAGTAGTAGAACTAATAGATAGTGATAAAGAAGAGATAGCATTAAGAGCAGCAGATAGCGTATTAGATAGAGCTCTAGGTAAAGCTACCCAGAAAGTAGAGCAGCACACCTCTGTTGTTAACCTCAATCTCTCACTCTCACAGGTGATAGAAGAGTAGTCGCACAATGTACGTTGTCAGACCAGCTTAACAGGGGTCAGCACCAGTGCTCGTCCTCTCATTAAACAGCACACCACATGTAGCGTATAAGAACACAACAAAGCATAAGAATATAACAGTGGTAACCCTACCCCCCACACCCCTGTTCCTTCAAGAGTCTCTCGAGCTATATATATAAATACGATAGTATGGATACCTTCCCATAGATTCATCTACACTTCCTATCCCTTCATACCCCCTATCTGTTGACTATACGTATACATATAAGTATAATTATACGTATACATATAAGTATAGGAGTATACATGCAAGCAACAATCTACATCAGAAAAGAAAACGAAGATAGGTGGGATGGAATCACGGACAAGTCCGCCTGGGTTAATGCTTACCTAGCTAAGTCTCCACCTAACTCGATAGTTGAGAAAGAAAACCTTGAGCGAACTAAAGAGAGTACAGGAATACTAGGAGTAGCACCACACGTATCAACAACTAAAAGGTACCCAGACCTTACGCCTATTGAGGAAATAGATGAGCTAGATAACCTCATTGGGAAGCATTGCTGTGGCGCTTCTAAGCCCTGCAAACACTGGAGCTGGGACGGAGTAGGAGGAGTCTGGGTTAACGAGTTGACTGGTAAAACTAGAGAAGCGTGATATATTTAGATTAAACACAAACATCTTGAAAAAACAACTTAACAAGAGAGGGTACCATGCCAAAAAAAGAAAAGACTCCCGAAGAGAAGAAAGCTTGGGGAGAGAAAATGAAAGCCGCGAGAGAAGCTAAGAAGCAAGCAGAACAGCTCAAGGAAGCACCAGTTCCAGACGCAAACCAGGGACTCAACGAACTCCTTAAACAGATTAATGAACTTAAGGATAACCCCCTAGTTCAAGCCATCTTTGCAGGAAATCAAACGTCGCAAAATAACGGCGCAAACAACGGCGTACAGATTGGCTCCGGAAAGCAGGGAGTCTTCACCAAATATATTACCGACCCTTCCAATTATCCAGACCCCAGGGAAAGGTTATTCGACTTCTTCGACTCAGCTCCTAAGTACCGACGGTTCTCACTTCGGGACCGCTATGAGCTACGCTGGGATGTCTCAGCTATGGTTCCTTACGAACGAAAAGACGGAATCCTCGAGACTCAACCCCGCTTCGTAGTCGGACTAGATGCGATTATCTTCAACGAAGAAACCTACGAGCCTACCAACGGACGCTACGTCGTGAAGGAATTCATCTTATTCGAAGACCCTCAGACCGCTATCGTTATCGCGAGAGAACAAGGTCTTAACCTAGACGAGAGTAACGAGAAAGCTTTCCTCGACGAGATGCGCTTCATCCGTATCCGTGATTGGCTCATCGAAGCCTTCATGCCTCAGCAGGTTCAGAAGACTCACCGTGAGAGAAAAGACATGGTAGTTAACGGCAAGCAAGTTCAGTACTTCGAAATCTCTTCCGAGAATCCTGAAGTAATTCCTTTCGGTGAACTCAACACTAAGCTGAAGGCGTAACCCGTGGCTGACTACAGCCCATTTCTGATACAGAAACAAGCCCACAAGGCCTTCTTGGTAGACGGATATAAGAGAGGGATGTTGTACTGGTCCCGACGTACCGGAAAGACTTTGTGGTCTGTCCAACAGTTGATGTGGAGTTGTATGCTCCATCAAGGTCCTCACCACATCGTCTTCAAGGAATACCAACAGGCAGAGACCGTAGCGTGGAACCAGTATCTTCACCTCATCCCTGAGGCATTGATTAAAGACAAAAATAAATCCACTCTTACCGTTACCTTCAACAGATTCAACGGTCAAGTCGAGATTCCGGGACGAGGGATAGTTGAAATCCGTGATGACCCTAGTAAACCGCCTGCCTCTATCCGATTACTCGGAAGTGACAAAGCAGACTCTCATCGTGGTGGAGAATCTTACGGAATGATATTCGATGAGTATCAAGACCAAGACTCCGCCGGTTGGGACTTTGTTTACAAATACTTCCTCGCTACCACCAACGGTTGGGCTGCGTTCATGGGTACCGCTAAGGGTGAAGACCGCTGGAATGAAATGCTCGAGCGAGCTGAGAGAAACTTTGATAACTACGAAAAAGGCTACCTCGAAGAATCTGATGATGAGAATGCGGACGTCAACAAGAGGTGGTACTACTCTAAAGCTACCTGGCGGAACAACCCAAACATTAAACCGTCATGGATTGCCACCGAACGTAAGCAAGCTGAAGAAGAGGGTAAGTTGGGACCTTTCCTTCAGGAGACAGAACTGATACCATTCACCCAACAAGGAGCGGTATACCCTATGTTCGACAAGAAGATTCACAATGTTAAAGCTGAAGATGTTCCATTCGAAGGAGCTAACTATGTGGCTCTCGACTTCGGATTCGCTGAAGGACACCCCGCAGCTGCAGCGTTTATTAGAATAGACAAAGATGATACTTGGTATCAGTGGGATGAAATCCACGGCACCGGTATACAGATTGATGAGTTAATCGCACAGATTAGACAGAAGATGGACGGACGTACATTAAATGCTATCGTTGCAGACTCAGCCCGACCCGACCTCATAGATTATATGCAGACAAAAGGTCTCCCCGTTATCCCTGCACCGAAGAAGCAGAACAGTGTCCCTGCAGGTATACAGCTCCTCTCTCAGCGCCTTAAACCTAAAATACAGATAATGGGACCTCCAAAGCCTGGGTACTATATAGACGTTAAGAACTGCCCGAAAACTGTTTACGACTGGACACACTACCGGTATAAAGAAGTCAAGCAAGACCGACACCCGATGGAACTTCCAGAGAAAAGATTCGACGACTCCCTCGATGCAATAAGATATCTTGCACTTTTCTTCCGCTATGGCCAGGTCAAAGACGAAGGTCTCCCGAAAACCGAGATGGAAAAGTCCTTTAATAGCTACGGGTTATTATGATATCATATGGACTATGAGAACAAATGACCAACCCGAATATTGGATACTGCATGGAATGAAACAAAGGTGTTACTACGAAAAGAGTAATCACTATGCTAGGTACGGAGGACGGGGTATTAAAATCTGTGAGCGATGGAAACAGCCATTGGGTATTTGGAATTTTATAGAAGATATGGGTAGACGTCCTTCGAACAGGCACACTGTTGAACGTATTGATAATGATGGTGATTATACTCCAGAAAATTGTCGTTGGGCTACGTATCAAGAACAAGCAAGAAATAGAAAAATACGTAGTGATAATAAAGTAGGCCTATCGGGCGTCAATTATGATAAAACAAATAAACGATGGGTTGCCCGAAAAACTCGGTTAGATGGTAAGCGTATATGTCTTGGTTATTTTAAAACAAGTGAAGAGGCGAAAACCGCTGTGCTTGCATCAGGTCTTCTATGATATAGTTAAGTTACAAATAGGAACAAAAACATGCAAAATGACCCTGATTTAGTAGTAAAACTAGCTCCAAGAGGACCAAATGAACCAATTGTGAGCGATAAAGTAAAACGCCAGAGTGGAGATTTTGAAGTAGATTTTAAGAAAGACTATATGTCTGACTGGGATGTTCACTCTAATTATGTTAATCAGAACTTCGACGCCTTTGAAGCTATGGTTATTGGACAAGTTTACGATTCAGTTTCTAATTCCGTAGACTCCTCTAAGATTACCGACTCATTCGCCTCAACTCTTGCGCGAGACCGCGCAGATAGAGTGATGGCTAAACTACCTGACGGAGAAACTCAATCTGTTGGACGAACAGACATAGGTAAGGCTACATTCATGGACATCCTCCGACAGAAGTGGATATATCCTAACGCCAACGCACAACGTCCCTTCGAAGAAAAGCTAAATCTCTGGCAATATTACTCATCAGTTTATGGATATATGCCTATGTTCTATGACTGGAACACCTCAAATACAGGATATGTAGGACCAGACTGTTGGTTGTGGAATCCTCGCAACTTAGTTCCGCAACAAGGTAAAGTTTCCATCGAAGATATGGATTATGTCACAGCACTTACATGGGTATCTAAGAAAGCTCTCCAGAATATACGTGATAAAGCTATCGGTGATGATGAGACTGAGGGCGACGAAGACACCGGTGCTGGCTGGGATATTGATGGACTTAATCAGCTTATCGACACAGCAGATAACGCAGCTACCTCTGGTAACGATTCAGAGAAAGATACTTTCGTAGAACGTAAACGTACACCTAACGGGACCAAAAAAGGAATCTGTCTTGCTACTCGCTATGAAGCCGGACCTGATGGAAAGTGGATAACATTTGCTCCAGACCACGGGTATATTCAAGTCCGCTCCCTAGACAACCCTCACAAGAACGGAAGAATCCCATTTGTTATTAAGTACTCTCAACCTCTGTTTGATTCATTCTATGGTCTTGGAGACTTCCAACGAGCTAAGCCATTACAGTTCGCACGAGATGGTCTTACTAACTTCTACTTCGCTTCACTTAAGAGAAACCTTGCCCCTGGTATTATCGCTAATGCTAACGGTGTAGTTAAGCACACACTCGACGTAACGAAAGCCAACCCTATTCTTCTTGAGACAATCCCTAACTCTATTCGTCCAATGCCTACCAATACTGCCGGACTTAACACCTACCAAGGAGCAATGAGCAATCTTACCGGTTCTCTACTCAGTCTCTACGGAACACAGAACGGGTCAATGCCTGGTGCTGAAACTCTTAACCCAGAACAAGGTAAGACTCCTGCAGCAATCGAGATGTTTAACTCTAAGGAAGCTACCCGAGATGGAGCTGAGCGTCGTCACCTAGAAGTTGCTATTGAACAACTCACCGATGGTTTCTTCTCTCTCATCGCTAACATTGGCACTGAAGATATTCCAGTTTCGCTCTTCTCAGACGACATCGAAGACATCGCCAAGGCTGGACTTACAGACATTCTTACAATGTTCCCAGGTGTAAAAATGAATCCTGATGGAACAATGACTGCGGCTGACCTTACGATTAACCCAGAATCTCTCAAGGGAATTGAATATCGCTTCAACATTTCACCAAACTCTACTATGAAAATGGATAAAGAAAAGCAACTCTCCGAACTCGAGCGTTATATTAAAGACCTTTCAGGCTTCCAGAATATCTTCAAAGATGACCCACGTATTCAGTTACACCCAGATAAAATCGCCTCAGCCTGGGGAGCACTCGCTGATATTAAGGGAGCGGAAGAGTTCATTACCGTAAGTGATGGCCCAAGTCCTAAAGAGCAAGAACTACAGCAACAAGTAGAACAGATGCAGCAACAACTTCAGGAAGCTCAACAAGCCATGGAACTTGAGAAGATTAAACAGCAAGCCGCTGAACCTCAAGGACCACCGCCACCTTCTGTCGCAAAAAATGGTACAATGTTCCAAGACCCTGACTTAGCTAACGTAGCTGACCAGATACATCAACTATAGGAGGATATATGAACCCCGATAACGCAATCATAGGTGATATGACAAGTGTTGAATTGCCACAAGCTGCACCGAATGAAGACTACGTAAACGAACTTAGAAAGAAAGCTCGCTACTCTAAGAGTAAGGAGTTTAAAGAACTTCGCGAACTAGTGGAACATCGGATAGAGTACTATAAACAATACGTTCCAGACGGTCGCCCTATATCCACTGTACCAAAAAAAGAAGTTCAAGAATTGTGGCCTCTAGCTAATATAGTTATCGCAGAACTCAGCGCAGTTATCGCAACTTACGATGGAGCAGTAGAACTCCTAAAGGATTATGGTGAGCAAGAGGGCGCCTAAATACTTTCATCCTCAGTCTGACTTCTTTCGGAAGTATAATCTTACACCGCCTGAAGCTATCACTCACGGCACTGAGGAGGATATTAAGATTCGTCTCACAGAACTCCTTCCAAACTCTTGGCGTTTAGAGGGAAACAAACTTATAGGCGAGACTGCTATGGGACCTCTCGTTAACTTTATTCCTACTGATTACATACTTACAGGTACAAACGACAAAGGATTACCGGTATTCCAAAAAATTGAGCTTTAGTATATATTTATAAGTACAGGAGTCGCCCGTCCTAATACGTGGGCAGTAAAATAAAAAGGGTCTCCCGCCTAACGAGGGAAGAAGGAAAAACTATGGCAGACGAGCCAATCGAACCAAATCAACCTAACGAGG